AAACATTTTAACTATTATTGCTAAAAAATGAATGATATCACAATCGTAACTGCTTTCTTTGATATTGGTCGTGGTGATTGGACACCAGACAAAGGATTGCCACATTATTTACAAAGAACAACCAAAACTTATTTGGAAAGATTTAGTCATTTAGCTAAGTTAGAAAATCCTATGGTTGTTTATACATCTAAAGATTTGGCCAAAGAGATACAATTTCTAAGACAAAACAGGCCAACAGAAATATTAACAATTGATTTTGAAAAGAATTTTACAAAATTAAGAGAAGAAATTACAAATGTTCAGAAAAGTCCTGAATATCAAAGTAAAATAAATCCCATGCAAGTAAAAAATCCAGAATACTGGAATGCTGACTACGTTCTCGTCAATGCTTTAAAATCATCTTTTGTTGGCAGGTCTCTGCACTTAATCAAAACTGATTTAATTGCTTGGTTAGACTTTGGTTATTGTAGAAGTGAATCAACATTAAATGGTGTTAAGAATTGGAAATATTCTTTTGATAAAGATAAAATACATTTCTTCAATATTAAAGAATGGAAAGAAGGAACATACATACAAGACGTTATTGCAAATAATGATGTTCATATTACTGGACCATGTATCGTTGCAGGCCGAGAAATGTGGCCAAAATTAGAGTCTATGGTACACCACAGTATAAATGAGCTTCTTAAAAATAATTTAATTGATGATGACCAAACATTACTATTGATGTCATATTTAATGAAACCAGAACTATTTGAATTACATCCAGTTTCCAATTCAGACTGGTTTATTGCTTTTAAGGAATTTAGTGAATGAAAATATTTTTATCAGGAACATCCAACTTAGGTGACTTTCTAAATGGCATGCCAGTATTGTCTGGCATGAATAAAGCATACGGAAAGATTGACCTAATCATACGACCAGAGATGGCCAAATTCAAAGGCATCAAACAGTTTTTAGCTCATCAAGATTTATTTTCTGATGTTAATTTTGCTAATGAAGTTTTTGTATATGGTAACATAACACACATGAGTAGCTGGCCAATTCGTGAAGATAAAAATGATCCTAATCGGCCGATAGAAACTTGTCGTTATGAAAATTTTATGAAAGACAATTATAAATTAGATTTTCAGGTTGATGACCAATTCGAAATAAAAGTTCCTGATGTCGATGTAGAAGTTTTTCAGGATACCCCTTATGTTGGTGACCGCTGGGCTGAAGGTACAGTAGATGATCGTAGGAGATCAAACACTTTGTCTGGTTTACAAAAATGTCATTATATTGATTACAATAATGATTTATTAACCAATGCTTACATTATTAAAAATAGTAAACATCCTTTTATTGCAAGTCTTTCTGGTGTTTCTGTATTGGCTGACTTATTGAATAAAGATGGTTATGTAATTTGGAAAGCAGAAGATTGGGATATACAATATAGAAATGGTAATGACATTTCTTGGGACAATGGAAAAAACATTGATACAATTTTTGAAAAACATTACTATTTGAATAGAAAAATGAAACTCACACACCAAAATGAATTGGAAGAAATATTAAATGGTAATTAATATTGCACCAAACACTTTTGGTGGACCTTTGAGAAATGGTGATATGATTGCTCTTCTTAATGCACTAGAGTATATTCGAAAAGAAAATCCTGAAGCAAAGTTTCATATGATGGAGAATACCATCAACTCCGCTAAGTATTGCCAAGATATGTTTAAGTTTCTTTGTGATAACACGGACTATTTTTCTTTTGAACAAGGCCAACATATTTTACCATGGAAAAGAGTCAACCTTTGGGACTTTAGAGATATTTCTGGTGATATAGCTGAAATTAAAAACACTAAAACAATGCAGAAAAAAATAGTTGTTTTTCCATTGTTTGATGCTCCATATAATACATATCGAAACTGGCCAAAACAAGTATTTGAAAATATACTCAACGAATATAACAAACCAGAATATACTGAATATGAAAAATTAATTTGTATTCAGAATGAACTCCCTCAAACCTATGATGGTTGGAAATACAGTACCGATTTTATGACCAATATTTACCACATTATGGAATCTGAGATATTCATTGGTGCCGAAACCGGTTCTGCTGTTTTTGCCTCGGCACTTGACAAACCACCACAAAAACTGATATACTATTATTCCAGTCGAGGTTTAATACACACCTTACCTTTCAATGTCTTGAGAGGTAAAGGAGAATTAAAAACGTATTGGGGTGATTTTGAAGGTACTTCCTGGCAGTAAAATCCAACATTTTGATGACTATGTATCAAACCCAATCTTTCTATGATTTGGCCATAGGAGGTCAAATGTTGTATAAATAATCGAACCGAAGTCGTATTTTGCAACCATAGTGTGTTGCGTTCTAGAAGGAAACTAATGCAGTCATTTTTAACATTCTTGAGGGAAGCTACATCCGTAGATGATGAGATGCTTGGTCATCTTACTCATACTAAAGACTTGCCACATGAAGATCCTAAACATGCACAGACTGCAATCGATTTAATAGACCAATTTCATAAAAAAAGAATGGGACAAAAAAGTTCTGTTGGTGCTTCATTGAAAACCGATGGTGGTGCTTCCGTTCATGTCATACACGATAAAGATGGTGTTGGTGTATCAGATAAACATAGAATAGCCAGAGGCGTTATTGCCAGAACACCAAAAGAAGTTGACCAACATTTTGGTCACCAGCCAGAGTATGCAGCTTCACTAAAGAGATTACTAAAACATGGTCACGAGTTTGTTAATAAAGGACACCATGTTCAAGGAGATTTGTTACATACACCAGATTCTCCTGGAGAAAAATCTGGAGATACAACAAAAACAACACCAAACAGAATCACATATAAAGCCAAAACAAAGGCACCTATAGGAATTGCAATTCATACAGAAATAACAAAAGGTGTTGCACATGGTGTTACTAAGAATGCATTGAAACACAGTAATAATGTCTTTGTGCCAGAACATGAATATAAAGCAAATCCAGAAACATATTCAGAAAAAGACAGGCAAGCCACAGAAAAACATTTAGATGCAGCCAAAGAGTTGTTAAAGAAACACACTTCAGAACATCTCACACCAGAACATATAAATGTAAAGAAGGGTGGCCACTTTACTACATACTTAAATAGAACAACAAGAAGGGGTGAAACTGCCTCTATTGAAGGTTACAAAAAACATTTAGATGGTGAAGCAAAAAAAGCAGTAAACAAATTAAAGACTCCTGTTGGCCAAGTAAGAAAGCAAGCAGAGTTTGATAAATTAAAAAGTCATGTTGACGATAATACTAAACACTTTCAAAGGTCTTTAGATATACGTCATCATTTAGGACAAGCAACAGAACACTTATTAAAAGGTATATCCCATCCTGATATGGAAACTAGTATAGATGGTAAAAAGTCCCAAGGTGAAGGCATTGTTTTACAGAAAAAAGACAAAGAAGGCAAAATGAGGCCTATGACTAAACTAGTTCCTGTTAAAGTATCCAACTCAATTTTAAATAATCCTAGGTTTGCAAAGTAAGATGAAATCATTTTTAGATACAATCAAAGAAGAACAACAAGGTGAAAAACACCATGTTATTACCTTTGGTAGAATGAGTCCTCCTACTGCTGGCCATTTAAAACTAATTGACAAAGTTAAAGAAGTTGCAAAGAAAAATAATGCAACTCATACCATTGTTGTTTCTCATACACAAGATAGCAAAAAGAATCCACTAACTGCTCAACAAAAAATCAAACATCTAAAGCGATATGTTGCTGGTCCTATAACAGAAGCCAAGAAATCAGATAATACCAATTTTGTTGCAGCTTCAAAAGAGAAACCAACAATATTACACCATGCAGCCGAAGCACATAAGAGTGGAGTTACACATCTTCATGTTGTTGTTGGTTCTGACCGTGTCAAAGAAATGCACCACCTATTACACAAATACAATGGTGTAGAGGCTGGTCATGGTAAATACCATTTCAAAAAGATTACTGTACATTCTGCAGGACACCGTGATCCAGACGCAGAGGGTACAGAGGGAATGTCAGCTACGAAGATGAGAGAACATGCCAAGAGTAAGAACTTTGGTGAGTTTAGGAAAGGTGTTCCTTCTCATGTATCCGATTCTCATGCCAAAGAATTGATGCACGATACCCGTAAGGGTATGGGTTTACATGAATCGTTTGATCGTGGTATGTTTAAAGCTGTTTTTGTTACTGGCGGTCCAGGTTCTGGTAAAGATATCATTATCCGTGAAGCTATCTCCGAATCTCGAATCGTTGAATTAAACTTCATACAGGCTCAAGAATATTTGGCTGATAAACAAAAATTGTCAGAAAAAACAAGTGATTACCGCCATGAAGCAATTAGAAATCGTGGTCCATTAATAATCAATGGTCCAGCGGATGACACCACCAGAATATCGTATATCAAAGAAGAACTGGAAGAACTAGGTTACGATACATTAATGGTTTTTGTCAATACCACCAATGAAACCAGTAGAGAAAGAAACTCTTTACTGGCTAGAATGATGGTTGAATCGATTAGGCAAGACAAATGGTTGAAATCTCAAAAAAATACTAAATATTTCATAGAGACCTTTGATAGATTTGTATCTTTTGATAATACAGGAGATATAGATAGTAAAGAGCAAGATATCCATGAAATTTATGAGAATGTTAATAATTTCTTAGATACCAAAACTCTCAACGAAACCGCCGAAGATTGGTTGATTCGAAACTCTAAATTAAATATTAATTCATTATATAAGGAACAAAAAAATGTTAAAAGCCCTAATAGATTTCTTAAAAATAAAACCAAAGGATGCGGACAGCACCGATTCCTCGCAGACAACAACTGCCCCAGCTGCCAACTCCAACGAAAATCCGGCCGAATCGACAGCGTTAAAGACGGAGACGTCCAAAGTAACTCAAGCTACACCTTCCGTACCTACGAAGAAAGCCAGCCCAAGGTCGAAGTCCAGCCCCAAGCCAAAGAGCCAAACTTCCAAAAAGACAAAGAGCAAGTAAACAAAAAGAAAAGATGGGTCAATAGTGCCTCTGGTGCTATTCGATCCCAAGGTGTAGGACCAGAATTCGACACTCGCCAACAGGGAACAGTATACCCTATGTCAGGAATGGGCGATGTAACTTACCGTGAAGATAAAGAATTTAAGAAGTTTAAACAATATGTAGAAGCAATAGACGATCCAGGAGCTAGTGATATGGGACTTGCTGGATCCATGTCTGGTGCGAGTAATAAAGAGCCTCTAGTAACTCCAGCAGATAAGTATGCTTTATCTGGTGTAACTATAAAGAAGAAGAAAAATGTTAAAATTTAAACAATATCTTAATGAGAAATCTCCAGCGTGGCAACGATCTGCAGGTAAAGATCCAGAGGGTGGTTTAAATCGTAAAGGTATCGCCTCTTATCGTAGAGAAAATCCAGGTTCTAAATTATCGATGGCAGTAACAACTAAACCTTCTAAACTAAAACCAGGTTCTAAGGCTGCTAATCGTAGAAAATCATTTTGTGCCAGAATGTCTGGAATGAAAAAGAGATTGACTTCAGCTAAGACTGCACATGATCCAAATTCAAGAATTAATAAATCGCTACGCAAGTGGAATTGCTAAAAAACTAGGAGTATAATAAGATGTTTACAAAAAGCACAGTCAGTCAATCTATGATAGATGCAGTTAATTCTATTCTTGAAGAAGAAAAGAAACAACAGCAATTAAAC